CATACACAAACCAATTACAATGGAGAACAACATGACAAAATCAGTAGATAATAAAATTCTTCGTGCTTTGAAGAAGGGCATGAGAGTAACCCGTAAGACAGCTATTGAAAGAGGCTGGTGTGAGAACCTTACCGCCGCTATCTCTCGCCTACGTCAGAAAGGATATGTTATTGAAGCAGTCAAGGCAATGACCCCAGACGGTGATGCGTACACTCGCTATCGTCTAGTAGCGTAATGTCTTACGCCCGAGAGTATTCCGTAGGCAAAAAAGCAGAAGATTTATTTAAACAATCAATGGAAGATTTAGGATGGCTCGTTTATGATGCAACAAAAGAGGAAAACATTAAGAAGCACATAGACTTTCATCTAGTAAGTAGTAAAGAAAATAAATTTTTCTCTGTCGATGTTAAAGCTCAGAAGAAAACTAACCGCTCAGATAATAAAGTAAATGACGAGTGGCTATGGATTGAGTTTGTGAATGTCCGTGGCGCTTTTGGGTGGTTACATGGAGAGGCAGACGAGATTGCCTTTGAAAGAAACACAGATTTTCTTATGATTAATAGAGAAAGGTTAAAAGAATTTGCGTTTAAAAAAGTAGAAAATATAGACGTAGAACGAGCCTCAGATGCTAAGTATAAATTCTACAGCCGAAGAGGTAGAAACGACCTACTAACTCAAGTATCAGTTGATGACTTGATGAAAGAAGTAGAGTACAAATTAATTGACAAAGATTGTTGACTTATAAGACACCGCATGTTATAATGTGTGTTCTTGTGTAGTAGACAAGATAGAAACTAAATTTAGAAACTCAAGGAGAAAATAAAATGGCTAACGAAAATTACGCAGACCCTATCTTTATCACTGGTGAAGCTTACTGGGCAAAGGTGTTTGAGCCTAACACGATAAACCCAGAGAAGCCTGAGTACACTATTGATATTTGTAATCTTGATCCTGATAATTTAAAGATTGCACAGGATGTCGGGCTGACTGTTAAGAATGTATCAGCAGAAAAGCCAGATGATAAGCGTGGTAACTTTGTTACACTCAAGCAATTCACTACAACCTTTAACGGTGATCCCAGAAGTATTCGAGTAGTGGATGCACAACGTAATCCTTTCCCTGCTAATACACTAATTGGCAATGGTTCTAAGGTATGTGCTAAAGCATATCCTAAAGCATGGACCTTTGGCGGTAAGGAAGGCGTCAAGGGATATCTTGACTCCCTACAGGTCCGCGAACTTGTTGAGTATACAAGCAACGGTCCTGACTTTGATGTGGTCCCTGATGGATACACGAATAAAGAAGCGGTAGACTTCCCCCTCGCTTCGTAGTTTGAAAGGAGAAGAGGGGTATCTATTAATTTAGGTACCCCTCTAATTTTTATGACAAAAACAATAGATACATTAGTCGAGGATATTTATAATTTATTTACCTTTGATCCTATTGATATGGATGAGGCAGAAGTAGACAAGCACATTGATACCTTTGGTGAGATGCTGAAGGTACATATAAAAACATTTATGTATGAGTCTCCTAAAAATCGCACAGCACTGCGCCTCTCAGCTATTGGCAAACCAGACAGACAGCTATGGTATGACTCAAGAGTAGAAACAACTGAAGATTATTTAAAGCCAAGCACACGAATTAAGTTTTTGTATGGGTATATTTTAGAAGAGTTGCTACTGTTGTGTGCTTCTATATCTGGACACAAAGTTACAGATCAGCAGAAAGAACTTACTATTGAAGGTGTTAAGGGCCATCAGGATTCACTGATTGATGGTGTGCTTATTGATTGTAAGAGTGCATCAGGTAGAAGCTTTGATAAGTTTAGGCGTAACGATTTAGTAAACGACGATCCTTTCGGTTACATTGCACAAATCTCTGCGTATGCACAGGCCAATGGACTGGATGAGGCTGGATTTCTTGTAATAGATAAATCAACAGGAGAGATTTGTCTGTCTAAAGTACACTCAATGGAGATGATAAATGCCAAAGAAAGAATTAAGAAACTCAAGCAAATGGTTGCGCTGGAAGCCGCAATCCCTGATAGGTGCTATTCTGCTATTCCTGATGGTAAGTCTGGTAACATGCGTCTTCCTATTGGTTGTGTGTATTGCCGCCACAATAGAGTATGTTGGAGTGACTCAAATGAGGGCAAAGGCTTACGTACATTTAAATATGCGTCGGGTAAAAGACATCTGGTTAAGGTGGCGAAAACGCCAGACGTAGAAGAAGTCCCTTACTAAATGCACTGGGACTATGATAGGAAGCTAGACATACAAAAGTATTTTGGTTTTGTATACTGCATCACCAACACAAAAACTAAGAAGGCTTACATAGGGTGCAAGCAGTACTGGACTTATCGTAAAGGTAAAAAGAAAAAAGAATCTAACTGGAAAGTCTATGCTGGTTCTAGCAAACATCTTAAAGAAGACATAGATAAATTTGGTAAGGATACTTTTAAATTTAAAATCTTAGGACAGTTTAAAAACAAACGAAGCTTAAAGTATTATGAGTGTTACCACCAAGTTATACGACATGTCCTTACTGCAAAACTAGAAGGAACGGACGAGCCAGCCTACTATAACAACTGGATAGGCGGTAAGTTCTACAGACCAGTACAGGACTTTAATGAAGATGAATGAAGAGCTTATTGAATCTTTATACGATCAAGTAAATAAGAACCCACACAAAGTTTTATATATATCTGTTATCTTACAGGCGTTGCTAGACTTGCTCAAGGTTGAACGAGAAGAAGAGGCAAGTAGTATAACCTTGGAAAGGGATCAAGCACGGGCTTGGTTCTTTGCTTCTATTGGTGTTACAGCCGACGACTTTGATACTGTCTGTACCTATGCAGGAATTGAACCACACAAGGTACGAAGCTTTGCTTTAAAAGTTATAGACACAGGAGATCAAGAAAATGTCAGAAGAAGAATCAGCTTACTCCTCTAACGAAGGGCCAGACGATTACTATCTAAGACAGTTTAAAGAAGAAAGAAAAAGTAAAGAACAAACCAATACCCTAACCAAGCAGGTTGGGGGAAATCATTACAAAGATTGTGGCATCCAGCCAGTAGAATATATTCATGCCAATAGCCTTGACTACTTTGAAGGTAACGTGGTAAAGTATATCACTCGCCACCGTGCTAAAGGAGAGGGAGAAAAAGACATCAGAAAAGCTATACACTATGCGGAGTTAATCTTAGAATTATATTATAACAAGTAGAAGTAAAAGGGGAGTGTATATCTATGTTTAAATCAAATCGAAACCCACAGTTCAGGTCTAAGTTCAGCGAGGACATTTTTAATACTAAATACTCACACACAGGAGCGGAGACTATGCACGAACTGGCATGTACTCTGGTTGAGGATGTGTGTCAGAACTATCTTACTCGTGACGAGAAGGACGAACTGATAGACCATATGTCTAATCTTCGCTTTCTTCCAGGTGGTAGATATCTATATTATGCTGGTAGAGAGAAAAAGTTTTTTAATAACTGCTATCTGCTACGTGCTGAAGAGGATACCAGAGAGGATTGGGCTGACTTGTCATGGAAGTCTGAGTCCTGCCTGATGACAGGTGGTGGTATTGGCATTGATTATTCTGTGTATCGTGGCGAGGGTGCGTCACTAAAAGGTACAGGCGGTACAGCCAGTGGACCTATACCCAAGATGCAAATGATTAACGAGATTGGTCGCAGGGTTATGCAGGGTGGTAGCAGACGTAGTGCTATCTACGCATCTCTTAATCACCAGCACTCTGATATTATGCCCTTTCTTAATGCAAAGAACTGGGCAGACATGCCTGTTGGTAAGACAGGACAAACTTACTTTGATGTCAAGCAAGACGACTTTGACTTTCCCTGTCCTCTTGATATGACAAACATCAGTGTTAACTATGATACTGATTGGTTACTTAACTATTGGGAGACAGGAGATATAGGAGATGTCTTTAGGTATAATATACGTCAAGCTCTTAGAACTGCGGAACCAGGGTTTAGCTTCAACTTCTTCGAGAAAGAAAATGAGACGTTGCGTAATGCGTGTACGGAAGTTACGTCTGAAGATGATAGTGATGTTTGTAATCTTGGCAGTCTTAACTTTGCTAGGATTGATGACCTCGGCCAACTCAAAGATGTTGTCCAACTCGCAACCAAGTTTCTCTTGTGCGGAACCTTACGCGCACAACTACCTTATGATAAAATTAATCTTGTTAGAGAGAAGAACAGGCGGCTGGGGCTTGGACTCATGGGGCTTCACGAATGGCTTATACAGAGAGGACACAGATATGAAACTACTCCAGAAATGCACCGCTGGCTTAAAGTTTATGAGGCAGAATCCGACAAGGTCGCAAGAGACTTTTCAAAGGTACTATCAGTTTCACGACCAGCGGCAGTTAGAGCTATCGCGCCTACTGGAACAATCGGTATTCTGGCTGGAACTTCCACAGGTGTTGAGCCTATATTTGCAGTCTCATACAAACGACGCTACCTCAAGTCTAAGAAGTGGCACTACCAGTATGTAGTAGACAGCGCAGCACAGGAGATGATCGACTTGTACGGAGCCAAGCCAGACAAGATTGAGTCTGCTATTGATCTTGCTACTGACTATGAACGGCGTCTAAGCTTTCAGGCTAACGTGCAGGAGTATGTAGACATGTCTATCTCTAGTACTATTAACCTTCCTGCATGGGGTACAGAGGGCAACAACGAAGACGGTGTAGAGGACTTTGCACAGACGTTGGCTAAGTATGCTCACAGACTACGTGGCTTCACTTGCTTCCCTGATGGATGCCGTGGTGGTCAGCCTCTTACTGTTGTTCCTTATGCTGAAGCAGTAGAAAAACTAGGTGAAGAGTTTGAGGACAACGTACAGACACATGACATCTGCGACATCAGTGGTAGTGGTGGAGTGTGCGGAGTATAAAAAAAGACTTGCATATTGTAAAAAAATAATATATAATATATATGAAGCTGCCATTATGGGGCTTCGACAACTCGCTAAATAAGGAGAACTATTATGCAAATACAGTCAACACTTTTAGATAATTATACAATTGGATTTGAGTCATTGTTTAATGACCTCGAAACAATTAGGTTAAAGTTTGCTGGTAACTATCCCCCTCATAACATAACAAAAATAGATAGTAGTAATTTTAAATTAAGTCTTGCTGTTGCAGGATTTGCAAAGGAAGAACTTAGCATTACCGAAACTGATGGTTTACTTTCCATTAAGGGTGCTAAAAAAGAAAACAAAGATAGTAAATTTTTATATCATGGAATTGCTGAAAGAGATTTTCATAAGCAGTTTAAACTAGGTGAGTATATGGAAGTTTCTGATTCTGAGCTCACCAATGGTATCCTAACTCTTAGTTTAAAAAAGGAACTACCAGAAAGTAAGCAACCTAAAACTATTAACATTAAACAATGAGAGGATGCGGAGAGGGGGCATTGGCTTCCTCTCTGCAACTATTTTATGGCAACAAAAAAACTACCCTTTACTGTTTATATAGGCTTTGATCCTAGAGAAGAAACCGCATATGATGTCTGTAAGTTTTCTATAGAGCGAACAGCATCAGAGCCTGTCAGAATTTTACCTATCAAGAGACCTACAATGGAACGCATGGGTCTATACTATAGGCAGTTTGATATTGTAGATAATCAGCTTTATGACAGCAAGGATAAGAAACCATTCTCTACAGACTTTAGCTTCACTCGGTTCTTGGTTCCAGCACTTAACATGTACGAAGGATGGGCTTTGTTTATGGACTGTGATATGTATATGAGAACAGATATTATCGAACTGTTCGAGCATTATACAACACAAGATTATTCAGACTTCTATCCTCTGTTCTGTGTGCAGCATGACTATGCGCCTAAAGATACACACAAGATGGATGGTAAGCTACAAGAAAATTACTTTAGAAAAAACTGGTCGAGTTTTGTGTTATGGAACTGTGGACATCCTGCACATAAGAATCTAACAATAAACGAAATTAATTCTAACTCAGGCTCATGGCTACATAAGTTTGGCTGGCTATCAGACAAAGCATCCGACATTGGTAAGATTACTGAGGATTGGAACTGGCTAGACAACCATTCTCCCGAAGACCTTGAAGCACGTAACGTACACTTCACTACTGGTGGTCCTTGGTTTAAAGAGTGGCAGTGCCGCCGAGCCATAGATGGTCAGTATGCCGCCGAGTGGAATATGGATTACTCTTACTTACTCTTACATGGACTTACTAATGAAATATAAAATTGTAACTTGTTTTAATGAAGACATTCTAAACCAAACAGGTAATACAGTACTAAATCAGTTTAAAGAAATTTGGGAACCAAGCTTTGAGTTTCATTGCTATTATTATCAGATAGACATTAGTAAGTACTCCCTGCCACAAGCACCAAACATTTTCTATCATAACCTAGAAACTCTAGAAGATTATTCAAAATTCTTAGAAGAGTATAAAGAACATGATGGCACTGAAGGTGGACAGATTCCTTATCAGGATATCCTAAACCCCCATAAGTTCTTGCCTCGCGTTCTTGCCCTGACTGAGTGTGCGTTTAATAATGCAGACGCATGGATGGTTTGGGTTGATCCTGATGTTATAGCTAAGAAAAAAATTACTGTCAAGGAACTGGACAAGCTATTCCCAGATGAAGGAGACAAGGTTGATATGCTTTGTCTTAAAAATACAGAATATCTAATGGCTTTTAATTTATCTAGGCAGACATCAGTAGACTTGTTAGGAGATTTTAGGGGCGCGTTTATCTCAGGTGAGTTCCTAAACTACAGAGAGTGGCACGATACATTTGTTCTTAATAGACTGCGTACTATTTATGTTGCACATGGTATGCGATACGAAGAACTCTCTAATGAAAAGTCTTACATCAATGATTTGTTTGCTTGTCTTAGAGATAAAAAAAGTGCTGCTCTTAGAGACAAAGATGGTAACAGAATACTTCAACTATCTGATACCGAAACATCTCCAGATATTCTTCCCAACAGGTATCGCCAACTTGCAGATTTAATTAGATTCTATAAGCCTTCTACTATTCTTGAAACAGGAACTTGGAACGCTGGCCGTGCTATTGAAATGGCTCTTGCAGCGTTTGACAATACAGATACTGTGCATTATGTTGGCTTTGATTTGTTTGAAGATGCTACGTCTGAGACAGATGAGGTAGAGTTTAATGCCAAGCCACATAATAAAATGTTGGCAGTTGAAAATAGGCTCAATGAGTTTAAAGAGCATATGCAGAAAAACAAAGGCAAAGACTTTTCGTTTGATTTAGTTAAAGGAAATGTACGAGATACCCTATCTATGTACTTTGAAACTGCGTCAACTGATAGAGAAAAAATTGACCTTGCTCTGATTGGCAGCGGCAATAGCAAAGAAACAGTAGAGATTGAGTATCAGTATCTAAAAGATGTTCCAGTAGTTGTTATGGATCATTACTTTACAAAGGACGACGATGACAAAATACCAGATGAAAAAGCGCAGGGCGTTAAAAAGATTTTTGATGGCGTGGCTACTAAGAAGATGGAGAAAACTCCTGAGATTGAAGGCGGTTGGACCACATTCGATGATCGGAGTATAGTTAGAAAGTATGTGCTTCCCTCTGGTGACAGAGTAGCTGACGGTGGGCATACGCATCTAGCAGTTATTCTTAATAACGAAAACCTAGAAGATGTCCCAGATACTCTCAAGCGTGTTCCTATTATTGTAAACCCGCGTGACTCTGTGCCGCGAGAGTATATTAATAACAACATTCAAACTAACATGAAGCTTATTGGTGACAACCAATGGGTTACAAAACACCCTGCCCACAAAGAAACAGGAGTTGTTGTTTCAGCAGGGCCATACCTAGACTATGAAGCACTTAAAATATTTTTACATGAAAATCCTGATGCTAAAGTACTAACAGTTAAACATGCCTATCCTCACCTACTTGCCAATGGCATTAAGCCGTGGGGCTGTGTAGTACTGGACCCTAGACCTATTACAGGTAAGAGTACACACAACATTATTCGACAGACCTTGTTTGAAAATCTTGATACTAGCACAAAGTTTTTTGTAGCTTCTATGACTGATCCATCTGTCACTGAGTTTCTTCTAGAAAATAAAGCTTCTATATATGGATGGCACGCCTATACTGACTCACTCAGGCAGGAAAATGAGCAAGGCCAAGAGATTCTCAATCAGCAAGTTAAGGTAGAAGATAGCCTTGGTATTCCGCAAGGAGCTACGCTTATTACTGGTGGTACTTGTGCAGCAATGCGGTCTATTGGAGTGTTTCATACGATGGGCTTTAGAAATATCCATCTGTGGGGCTTTGATTGTTGCAGAGACGAACCATCAGACAAAGAAAAAACAGAAACAACAGGTGATGTAGAGGGCGGCGAAGTACCAAAGCCTAAGTACATTGAAGTTAATGTTGAAGAAAAAACATATTGGACTACAGGTGAGCTACTGGCTATGGCTCAAGACTGTGAAAAAGTTTTTGCAGATCAGGGCATGGATGGTGTGCTAGATTTTCATGGAGAAAACACAATGGTAGCCGATCTTTGGAAAATAAATCAGAAGCGAGATGATCGCCCTAAATTTAAGGATTACTATAATGGTTGATACATTTGATGATGATTGGGTAGACACAAAGATTTCTCAGTGGGGCCATGTTCCCGACCGAGAGATAGAGTATACTACTGAGTACAATAGACATAACGCATCAGAAAAATATCAAGAACTTTTGTCTGAGTATAAAACTATGCACGAGTCTGCTGAAGGAATGTTTAATGGTAAAAGCCTTCTCAAGTATATAGATATTATTGGAAGTTACCTAGAAAAAAATGACTGCATCAATCTGCTAGACTATGGTGCGGGAAAAGGTATACTATACACAGACAAATACACAAAGCTAACAAATGAAATTGACAAGCCTCTCGGAGAACTTTGGAATCTCGACTCTTTTCACCTTTACGATCCAGGTTACAAGCCTTATTCAGTTCTTCCTGACGAGTGGCAGAAGGGAACCTTTGATGCTGTAATATGCACTGATGTTATGGAGCATGTACCAGAGACCGACTTGTTCTGGGTGTTAGAAGAGGTTCTTTCTTATGCTGGTAAGATGGCGTTCTTTAACATTGCCTGTGTACCCGCACTAAAGAAGTTTGCAGATGGCACGAATGTTCACATCTCTGTCTTTAAACCAAGGGCATGGCTAAACTTTTTTGCTGATATGTCACGTAAGTATCCTGATATAAAAATATATCTTTTCTTTGACACACCTGACAAAGAAGATAATCTTATTGTTGAAGGATATAGAGTTGAAATGTACCCCCAAGTAACAAGTCTTAAAAAGAAGGATGGAACAATATTATGATTGGAATTGTAGATTCAGTTGTCGGAGTAGCTGGCAAGGTTCTTGATAAATTTGTTGAAGACAAAGACCTACGTGTTAAGCTAGAGTCCGAACTTAAAAGTCAGATTATTGCGTTAGACATGGCGCAAGCACAGGCTAACATTGAACAAGCCAAACACCCCTCTGTGTTCGTAAGCGGAGCTAGACCTGCTATCATGTGGGTATGTTGCTTTGCACTGGCATGGCAGTTTATCTTTGCGCCCATTGCAAGTTGGGGATTGGCTATCTGGTATCCAGTAGTTACTCTTCCCGTACTAGACACACAAGCCTTAATGACACTCTTGCTTTCGCTGCTTGGCCTTGGCGGTATGCGTACAGCAGAGAAGTGGAAGGGCGTTGCTCGTAACAACATGAACAAGTAACAATGCCATTAAATGAAAAACAGGAAAAGTTTGCACAGGCATATGTGCTGCACCGCAATGCTACCGAAGCTGCAAAGGCAGCAGGGTACTCAGATAAGTCAGCATATAACCAAGGCTATAGATTACTACAGATAGACGAAGTAGTAGAACGAGTTCACACATTAGAAAACGAACTAGAAACTAATGTAAATGTTATTGAAGAGATTGAAAAACAATATAGCTATGCTGCTACCAATGGACATACTAACAGTGCCATTAAAGCACTTGAATTATTGGGGCGTGTTAGGGGAGCTAATGCGGATACTGGTGTACCGAAAGATCAGGAGTCACTAGAGACTGCGATTGTAGGATGCCTTAATACATTAGGCCAAGAAAAAGTCATTGACCTACTGTCTAAGACAGATTATGCAGATTTATTCTTTGAAACGGAAGAAAACGCTGCCGAGGATGCGTCAGGAGAGCCGTTGGAGGCTGTTGGGTAGGTAACCCCTACCGAAATAAGCTACATGCTCTGTACGGCGCTCCCTACCCTCATAGCGTAGATTTAGCTTTATTTATAACTCCAGACCCACGGCCTTGGGTGTTCTCCGTTAGGCATGTCATCTAAATGGATAAATCTATTTTCAATTGCCCCTCTTTGGGATACTCCTATCCCTGTCATACCCAGCTCCATAGCAATACGTATTAACCGATAGGCATCTTTACCGTGTACTGCTACATCTACAGCACGACCATACACATGAGGTGAGTTAGGTGCGCCATTGATAGCTGAGTTGTGGGCGGGGTGTCTGTATCCAGAGGTGATAATCATGGGAGTGTTAAACTTCTTACGGACTGCAATAAGCTTTTCCATAAAGACATCACTTATGTCACATAGGTCAGTACCTTTACAGGCTAGTTCTTTAACACTAAAAAATGGATTGTCTATCATTATTTAACCTTTAGTAAAAAAGAATCCAGCTTGGCCTCAAGCCTATCAAACCTACTCATAATTTTATTTAGGTCTTGATCTACTTCTTTCTTAGTAGCGTAGGTCTTAGCTGCTTCTTCTCGTGTGTCAGAGATACGTCGCTTGGTATCTTGTACCTGTTGGCTGATGCCACGCACCCACCATACAAATGAGCCACATGCAATACTTAATATCGCGTTCCAAATCATAGTGGGATCGTTAGGCATTTTAAATACTCCTTAATTTCTTTCTGCTTGAGGTCTTAAAGATATACCAGCATACTCTTGATATATGGCATACAAATCATTAACTAATTCTCTAGGTAAACTTTTGCTTCTTATATATTGATTTATAACTTCATCGGCTGGATCATCAGGCATAAAGACACCTTCCTTAGATGCACCATTGCCAACAATATCAAGCGGATCGCCAGCATATCCAGCATAAATAATGTCATCCTTAACATCATACCAACCATCATCACTTACAATTCGATAAAGTTTTTCACCATCAATAGTTTTATCTTGTCCTTTTGCATCAGTGTATTTTATTTGTTTAATACGATCTATTTTACCAGCAAGGTCTTGCATACCTTTATACTTTAAGTCTTGATAGTATCTGTACCTATCTAAAATATCTTGACGACGTTCTGGAGTATAAACCTGTCTAGGTAAATCTCTTAGATAACTTACAAATTCATTACCAGTTTGCTGGATTGCTTTTACATCTTGAGATAAACTATAACCAATAGACTTATCAACATTCATAGTCTGAGGTTTAATACCTGTACCCATGTGCCATTCAATATCTGAACGCTCAAGCGGAAAACCTTTAGATGTTTCAGCAGCTAGTTGTGATTCTTTAGCTTGTTCTTCAGCATCAAGGGACAGCCAGTATTCTCTAATAATCTGTGTAGTTCCAGGTTCAAAAGAAGATGCTAGTTCTAGCAAAGCTCGTTGTGTGTTTTCTAAGGACAGCCCTTGCTCACCAACTGCACCAGAATAAATACCCCCTTGATCTTTAGTATCCCCATCTATAATGTTTAACAAAGCCTGTGTTAAAAACTTTGGACTTGTATAAGGAGCAACAGCAGAAGCAGCTAAACCAGACAAGGCTTCATCTACTTCTGATTCTGTTACATTCTCACCAGCAAGAAGCTTTCCAGTTATAACTCTAATCGGTTGCTTAACAAAATCATAAGCATCATATTGAGAAGAATTTCTAAAGTTAGTTATAATATCTCCCTGATCGTTTTCTACAAGACCAGTATTATGTTGACGTACAGTGTTCTTGTACCAAGGGGCCATTACTTGCTCAAGAGCGTTAGCAGTGTCTTTGTCAATACCCAAGTTTTCATTAGAGTTATTAATCATAGCTTCTGTACCAGCAGTTACCGCACCAAAAGCAGTAAGGCGATTTAAACCTGCTCTAATCTGTGCAGCATTTCCATCTTTAATTCCATCTCTAATATCAGTTACCCCTACTTTAATAATATTTTTGCTTGTGCGTACAATCTCAGAAGGGAACAAAGCGTATGTACCAATAGGCAAACGAGACAGTTGACGGGCAAGAGGAACTGCTGCATTATATGTAGGAATAGTAGCCCTTGTTCTATCAATAGCTAGATTTATTAAATCTTCCTCTGATAAATTTTTACCAAACATTTTTCTTACAGAGTTTAGCTCACTTTCAAAAGACAATAACTTAGCAAAGGTATCAGGCTGACCATAGGCTTTACCTGCTTTGTCCATTGCATTTCTGTAACCCTTAGTTAAAATATTTTTAGGATTAGCTAAAGACCTATTGACATTAGTTCTAATTAGTTCGGCAGACAAATCAGACTCAATTAGCCCTGCTCTTTTTAACTTTTCTAATTTTTCAATAGCTTTCGGGTCTTTTAATCTGATCTGTTCTACTGTATTTTTTACTGCTTCTTTAGCAGCTTTGTAAGCAAAAGGATTTATAATGTGACCATTGGCAGCAGCCATTGTTATGGCACCTACTGTGTTTAAAGCATAGGCAGGAATATCAAAAATTGTTTGAGATGCCTGACCAATAGCGGCTAGGTTTTGAACAGGAGCCATAAACTTATTAACTTCTCTGCTACCATCAAACAGATTAATACCATTACGAATATATGTAGCCATGTTAGGAGTTACATACAGACCTTGTAGAACACTAGCAGAGCTTGCTCTGTTGCCTAAACTTTTTTGTATAAAATCGTTTAGTCCGTCATCTCCTCTAACATAAACAGTTTTTTGTTTAGGCTTTCCTTTATTAGGTCCACTTGTAAGCCTTACTACATTACCTTCTGCATCTAGAATGTTTTCTTTTTTTGTTACAATTTTTTCTTTTGATATTCTTTCGATACGAGTAGGAAGTTTAGGAATTAAGCCACCCATAGGAATATCTACAAATTCTTTTCCAGATTGTTCTAAAGCTTCTCTAGCATACTTATCTACATCTGCTAAATACTGAGCCTGTCCTATTAATCTTGTTTGAGTGTCAAAAGTTTTTTGTATTCCTTTTAAAGGATCATCTACTTCACCAAGTAACTCTCTAACTGCTTTATCATACTCTGTATCAGTTAGTTTTCTTCCTCTTAAATTTTTAGTTATTGAAGGTCTAACAATTTTAGTAGATGCTTCTACTACTGCATCAGTAAATAAATCATTTTCACCCTTTGCAAGATTTTTAACCATAGCTAAAATAACTCGATCTTGTTCTTGAGCAGATTCTACACCTTGCTTTCCTAACTGATCTCTCATATTATTAACTCTGTTTATTATTTCGCTGCTCTTAGCCTTACTCCAAGTAACTCTATCACCAGAAAGAGCATTTCTTATTTGCTGTAAATATGCAGGATTATTTTCTGCTTCATAAAATCTAGTAAAATATGCTTCACCTTCTTTTTGACCAAATCCTAATTTATTTTTTCCTTTAAGACCTGCTGCTATATTAAAAGTTTCTTCGTTTTTCTTAATGTATTCTTTAATCTCGTCCGCAACTTTTATAAAGCCATCGCCAAATTCATCAGAATTTTCACCAGTGCTTAGATAATTATTAACTTTATCTTTTTGAGCAGCAGTTAATTGCTTATATTCTTTTTTAAAAGCTTTAAATAATCTTTTACCTTGAAGTTGTAAGGCATCAATATTTTCTCTTCTTACACTAGCGTCTGCAAGAGGTTTAGCTAAAGCGCCTGAACTAGTTAGAAGCCTACCTAAAAATGTATTAGCATTTCCAACAGTTTGAATTAACTTACCGCGACTATCTACATTAGGTTTACCAATATCAAGGTCTTTATAAGCTAACTCTTCAACATCTTCAAGTCTTTTTTGAAGTTCAGGAGTTCTAAAAAATCCTTCTTTTCTAAATGATTCTTCAACATCAGCTTGTCTAGCTATATCACCTTCAAACTTACCTAGTTCAGATTGTTTACCTCTAAGCTTGCTAATACCCTTACCAATACCAGCCAGACCAGCACCAAGGCCAGCACCAGCACCTGTCATTATTGCAAATTGTTCGTAGTTAAAGTCTTTATCATCATCAATATTCATGCCAAACTGTTGTTCAGCAGCATCAAATGCTCCCGTATAACCAGCACCTATAGCAGAAGCTTTGCCAACTTTTTTAACAGCAGCTTTAGTGGCAGCAGATTTAGCATGTGATTTTAAAACTTCTGCTGGAATAGCACGAGACACACCTTCGGTAACAGCACGATTGACTGCACCCTTTTTATACCCTGCCTGTGTAAGACTTTTAACTAATTCTTTTTTAAATAAATTAATTGCAACTTTAGATGCTCCTTTTTGACCAGCCATTTTAGCTATGCCACCTACACCAAAACCAAATACTAAACTGCCCCATGTAGTAGGATCAAGTGCTATTTGTTTAGCTGCCCTTGCAGCCGAACCTAAATCACTATCTGTATTTTCATACATATTAAGAGAATCTACCCAAGCTTGCTTGGCATCATCAGACAAATCAAATGTAGTCAAAGCTGTTTCAGCTATGCCTTTACCTGATAAATTAGCAATACTCCAACCAATTTCAGAATGTCTTTCCTTTAGCCACTGAGCAAGTTTAGCTGGGTCACGCTGCATTTCAATAGGTATTGGACCTTTTTCACTTTGATAAATTTTTCTAGCAGAATCAAGCCATGCTTTATTAGTATCAAGACTATCCATAGTAAATGTTGCATCAGTAGGTTGTGGACCTTCTGCTGCTGCCTGTTCCATAGGACTAGGAACAAGATTGTCGAAATCAATGTTATTAACATCTATGTTATTAGCACTAGTCTTAGGAACAAGATTGTCGAAATCAATGTTATTAACATCTATGTTATTAGCACTAGTCTTAGGAACAAGATTGTCGAAATCAATTTTACTAACATCAACCATAAAGTATTAAATTCCTAAAGCAGGTCTGCCCATAGAAATAAGAGCAGCATTAAGTTTTTTTAAGTTTTCAGGACTTATTGAAGAAGGATCATCATTATAAGCAGCAACCGCTCGATCTAAATTAGTTGTATTAGCAGGTGCAGTACTTCCACGCATTGCTATTTCTAGTTGTTCTTCAGTAGCATTCTTGCCAAGTGCGTCCATTCTTTTTCTTGCTGCTTCGGCCATTTCCTGTGCCTCAACATAAGCAGCAGAACTGCCTTGTGCAGTTGGGTTTGCTTGATATCTATTATTTAATATTTTAATAGCATATTCTGAAAGATTAGACATTTTTCTAGCATCGGCTCCTTGTAAAGGATTACCATTTTTTGTTACCGTTCCTGTTTGCCTATCAAATGTAAATCCAAACTTTTGTGCAATAGCGCCTCTTAAATCTTCTCTTGTTGCAGTAATATCAAAAGCTTTAGTACTATCAGCATCAGGAAGCAGATCGTCAAAAATACTAGCAAGAGAAGCTGCATTTGCAAGTATGTCTTTTCTTTTCTGTGCAGGAAGAGCAGCAAGTTCTTTTTGTCCAGCACGGTCTAGGTTAAGAATAGATAAATCCTGTGCATTATTTTTTTGCATAGTCTCTAAGTTTCTTGTCAGCTTCCTATCAATAATAACAGTCTCTTTATCAAACTCTTCTCTATCTAGTTCACTAAGCTGTTCTCTTTGCAACAATCTTTCAGCAACCATTGTTTCATTCATACCACTCATAGCACCAGAAATTTGCTGGACAATACTTAAATTAGGATCACTGAATGATTTAGCAGCCACACCAAAAGCCTTAGACAAAGTTATGTTGTTATCACGACCAGTAATTTCTTCTCTACGTCTAAGCATTTCATCAGCAAGTCGTTTAGTCTGGCTATCAGATAATGTATTAAATGCTTTTAACTCATCCTCACGCTGCTCTTTTATAAGTCTATTACGCTCTGTTCTATATGTTAAGTCTTCTGCTTTTGCGGCAGCAACTTCACTAGCAACTCTGTCATCCATACCAGCTAGTTGTCTAAGAATGTCTTTTCCTACATCATATGCTTCTTCATTAGGAGGAGGAGAAACAGTATCTTTAGGTCTAGATAAAATAGTTTCAGATGCTAACATTCCTCCTCCTTGTTCGTTAGTAGAAGGCATACCTAAAATAGCTGGTTCAGGCATTGTTACATTTCCTGATCTGCTAGGTGTATTATTAATTACTTGTCGTTCTGATGGACTTAATGAAGCTCTATCTGCTTCTTTAATAGTCTGTAAACCACCTTGTGCAGTTTTAGGAGTTTGAACAGTCAAACCTAAAGGTAAATCTGTTGCTGCGCGCTTACTCCTAGAACTTGGGCTTATTAAAACATCTGATAAGCTAGTACCATTTCTACGAGAAGTCATATCGTTTTTACGTATTGCTCGAATAGATTCCATAACATTTCTAGCTTCGTCAGGTTGTTTATTAGCTTCTAAATCTTTTCTCAATTTGTCTAGTGCCTGTACTCTTTCAGCCGCTTCTCTAGTTAGTCCAACGCTATAGTAATTATCGGGTACTTCTGGTGATGGAACGGTGCCAATAGCACTTCCAACATTTCTATAAACCATGCCAGACAGGCCCTCATCTATACGACCACCTCCTGCTCTAGTTCGTGGAATAGCAGGTGCGCCACCAAAGCCACCACCATAGTACATGCTGGCAGCATTTAAACCAAGACCTAGTAACTGTGACCCCATACCTACACTTGGTTGGCCTGGAGCAGTAGTTTGTTTATTGAGCGTAGGAATAGTATTTAAAGGGTTAGCATACACAGTGCTAGAGTACTCTGCTAATGCAGCCTGTGGTTCACCACGTTCTTCTAAAAATCTAAAGTAAGCTTCATCTAAAGCTTCTTGTGCTAGTTCTCTACGTTGTTCACCAACACCTGCTAATGCTCCCTGCTCTGCCAAACCAGAAGCAAACATAGCTGGACCTGCTTTTGCAAGTTGTGCAGCTTGACCAGCTTCTCTAGCTTTCTGAGCGCCAAATTCTTGACGACCTTGAATAAAAGCTTGCTGTAAACCTCTAGCTTGAATATCTCCAAGACGCTCTGCCTGTGCTTCGCCAAGTAACGCAGCTTGTACTCCAGCCCTAGAACCTAGCCCACTCATACCACCAGCACCTACTGCTTGCTTTTCAAACTGAGGTAGGATTCTACTTTCAAAATCTTCCTGTGCTTTACGTTTTTCAATATCAATAACTGCTTGCTGATATGGATTCATATACTGTTGTGCAACATCACCCGTAAACTGTTCGCCCTGCTGACGAGTAATTCCGAGAGCTTCTTGCTGAAGAGGTGCTGATAAACCTACAAGCCCTTCAATGCCTCTTTGAGCATCTAGTTCTTGTTGAGTAAAAGGAGCAATAGTTGCACCTTCAAAAGGAACATAACCTTCTGCCACCCGTTCGTCATAAAGACGTTTAGCCTCATCAGCAATTTCTTGAACTTTAGGAGCAATTTCTGACGGCAGTGTTGGCGTCTGCTGAACTACAGTAGTTTGCGGTTGACTCTTAGAACTACCAAAAAGTGATGATAGAAAACCCATTGTTATGTCCTCTCATTTATTGAAGATGTTAAGGAAGCCAAGCCATCAATTTCATTAGGCTGTTTAGTATTTCCATAAGCATCTTTACGAATATCTTTTACAACATTGTCCATGATGTCTGCTCCCTCCGCTGCATTACCATTTCCTAATGCTGCCATTGTATGACTATC